ATCTGTTTGCCATTTTCTAATATGAATTGGTTTTATATCCTTAACTTTCATTTTTTCAAAGAATGGCAGAATTTTAGTATTAACTATATATTCTTTTGTTTCCATAGTTGTTTTTTTAATTCTACTCTCCATATCATTATGATAAAGCGAATATAAAGATTTAAAGGTCATCTCAATAGAAAATTGGTTCTGTGCTAAAAATTCTCTTTCAAATTCAAGAGCTTCTCTTTTAGTGTTAAAGCCTCTCCTGTGTTTCTTCCTCCTTTCATTCTTATAATCTGTATAATAAAACAGGGCTTCCCACTTCCCTGTTTTATTATCTTTATACGCTGGCATAATTACCACCAAGCCTTTCAAATAAATAGTCTTTTAAGATTTTTCCTCTTATGGTCCTATATCCTTTTGCTTTTAATTCTTCGTTAAGTTCTCTTATAATCTTACAAGCACAATCATATTCTAGCCCAGTTAATGCCATAACTTCTTGTGGGTTTATTAATATTTTGTCTTTTGGTATTTCCATTTTACCACCTCATACTTTAAATTTCAATTCCACTCCTTCCCGATTCTTTTCATATTCTTTTGCCACTTTTCCCAGTAACAGTTTAAGATATCATCTTTTGTGTAACCATAACTTCCAGTAATTTTAAATATCTCTTTTGCGATAGATAAAGAATCACAATTATAAGCTGGAAGAAATAAATTATTCAAAATCTTAGAATAATAATTATATTCAAATTTTTCATTAAATGAATTTATTATCTCGTATTTAACAACTCCATAACTTTTACTGTGTTCTATTCCAAAATTTACCATTTGTGCTAAAAAGAAATACATATCAGTAAGTTCTTCAAGTTCTTTTTGTTTATCATAAGGTTTAGTTTTCCAAGTCTTATGACTTTCAGGAGTTTCTTCGTTAAATTCAATATATTCAGCTATCAAAGATAAAACAATATCTCTAAGTGTTCTAGGTCTAACATTATTCAAATTTTCATCTAAATGTTTTTGTAATTTTAATATATCCTCAAAAGTTTCGGGTCTTTTAAATTCCATTATCTCACTTCCTCATAAGTTGCTTGAAATATATCTGGTTTGCAAGGATAAAACTCCCCTTTAACACCTTTTATTATGTAATCTCCAAAACTAGCTTTCATATATCCTTCAAATGTCGAAATTCCTATATAACCTTGTTCTTTTATTCCATATATCATTTCATCCAATTCTAATTTGCTCTTAATTTTTTCATAATTTGTTTCATCTAAAAAATCAAACACTTCTATAATGTTATCCTCTTTTAATTGTATTGCTTCTATTTCCACGGGTTTTTTAACATATTTCTTAATCATTTATCTGCTCCTCCTTCATAAACACCAACCAATGAGTTTTTGCTCTCTTATTCCCAAAAAGAGGCTTAACATCAGTTAGTTTTAATATTTCATTAAGTTTAATCTGCTCCTCACTCCACTTAAAAACTAATATTCCGTTGACTTCCAACACTCTAAAACATTCTTTAAAACCTTGTTTTATGTCATCTTTCCAGTTATTACCTAGATGGCCATACTTTTTAGCCAACCAGCTTTTCTCTCCAACTTTTAGTAAATGCGGTGGGTCAAAGACTACTAACTTAAAACTGTTATCTGGAAAAGGTATATTTCTAAAATCTCCTATTACATCAGGTTTTATCTTTAATTTTCTTCCATCACATAACACATCTTCAAGTTCTCTATTATCCATATACACTGTGTCATATCTCTCTTTCTGAAACCAAAACATCTTACTACCACAGCATACATCAAGAATTTTTTTCATTCTTATTCTCCTAATAATTCTGGATTTTGATAAATATTTCCTACAATTTCACAATGTTGTGCAACAATATCAATTAAATAAAAAGAATACTCTTCAAAATCTCCCTCAAATTCTGCTCTAAAACTTCCATTTTCAAAAATAACTTTATAAGGTTTCTCATCGTTTCCATTTGATAAAACATCTCCCTCATAAATTTCTTTATTATTTTTATCTTTTAATCCTGTGTATTGCATAAGTTCTATATCTTCAAAGTAAGCTCCTCTTATTTCTTGTCTATTATTTTCATAATCATTATCAATATAATTAATCACTTTATTCATAAAGTCAATTTCTTCTACATCAACTATTTCTTTTTTTTCTTTATGCCAAGCTCTAAATTTAATCTCTCTCATCTTCTTCCTCCCAATTGGCTATTTTGTCTATCTCTTCATCTTCATTGCCACATTTACAACAACTAATATATGGATGAATATTTCTAACATTTAATGTATCTTTTTTATAATCAAAATCTCCATTCTCTTTTAAATCTAATTCTATATAACCATCTATTCCTACTTTAAATTTAGTTCCTCCACATTCTTTACACTTCCACATTTTCAACCTCCAAATCTTCTATCTTCTTTTTTAACTCTTGTAAACATTTATCACATATAGGTATTATTGTTCCTGAGTTAGAGCCATCTGCTTTAATTTCTAATATATTTATATTATTAGTCCCATTACAACAATTACATCCAGTAGTATAAAATTTATATCTTGTATATCCTTTAAGCCAAGTGAGTTTTTAAAATGCTTATTATATGTAGCTATATCACTTCTTAGAGTAGTTGGACTTAAAATAAGCTCGTAAAAGCTAATGTAATTATTAAAAAGCTCATTTAAACACATTTTTAAAACTCATTACAAATCAAAAATCTATCTACAAAGCTATCAATATCAGGGGCATTTAAATCGTGCTTTTTGTGATAGTGTGTGAAGTTGTCTAGCTCTCTATCAAGCATTAAATTTTCAACATAAGCTAAATGCTGGGCATTTACATCACCGCCCAAGCTTTGATAATAATTAACTAACTCGTAATCTTTCATTCTGCTTACTGGTTTATGCTTTTCATCGCTTTTAAAAAGCTCATCACAAAGCTTTAAAATTTGTCTTTGTTTTAAATTAGTACCAAAGCTTTTTATTTCATCTTGTGCGTTTTCATCTTTTTGGCTATCAATTTTCAATCTATCGTAAAAATTCATAAGCCTACCGCTTATATAATGCTCCAATCTGCCATTTAAATAAATAATCTCTTCTTTATTGAAAGGCAAATTTATATATATGTAATCATCTTTTTTATTCCACTCGAGTATTGCTCTATGATCGTTTGTTAAGTCGTTTAAGTGATAAAAGTCTTGCATCGTGCTAATAAAATTAATCTTCCTATATACCCATAATGGCACTTTAGTGCGTGAGCTTATAAATCTTCTTACTTTGTGCTTTACATACCATGCTGAAAGCTCATCAAAATCTTGCGTTTCTTTTAAGTTAATAAAAGTCTTTTGAATATACTTCATAACATAGCCGCTAGGATTATTAATACTAGTTTGAAAGCCGTTTAATTCGCCATTTTTCTCTTGCTCGCTTGTGATAGCATTTGTTTTTAGGTTTTGCGGAGCATAAAAAATATCAGTATAAATTCTTTTCATAAAATCTATTGTGTGAGCTGGGACATAAAATAAAGCGTGAATGTGTGGCACGCCGTCTTTTTTGTGTGGCTCGAAGCACCTTATATAGCTTCTATCGATATTTTTAAATTTTCTTGAATATCGCATAATAAATAAATTCCATTGATGATTAAGAACGGCTACTAAGTCAGAAATACTTAAAGGCGCTGAATTTTTAGCCTTATACTTAACTTCATCAGGCAAATATATATAATCAATCGGCATAAATTTAGAATAATCGCCATTTAATGCACCCCTAAAGCAGCCGTTAAGAGTGATGGTTAAAAATACTGGGACTTGAAAATAATCAATAGCAAAAGAGCTAAACACATTTATGCGGTTAGACACTTCGGCGTAATATTTATCGCTAAAGTTGGCCGACATTGAAATATCTAGCAAATTTCTAACCTGGCCATTAACATTAACAAAAGAGAAAGAGCGCATATATTCCCTTTGGCTATCAAGCTTTGCTTGGCAAAGCTCAACGTCAAGGGGAGAAACACCATATAAATTTCTCGCTCGCATAATCGCTTCCTTAAACGTAAGAGTTTTTTATTAATTTGACAAGGGCTACCATTGTGGCGGACTTCGTCCGCCCATGGCAGCCTTTTTTGGCTACGCCAAAACACATATAGGCGAAAGGGGTGTTTTAAGCCCAAAAAGCATATTAGCTGCACGGCTCGATTAAGCAAAACGTGCCAATAGGCTTTAATACTCGCCTTTTGTAGGGGAAAATCCCCTACACCCCTAAAACATTAAATAATTTGAATTGTGAGCGTTAGAACAGAGTTTATCTCACTGTCTTGCTCGACTGAAAAAAGATACTTTAAAAACCATATATCTTTAAAGGATAGGCACGCCATTACGTTGCTTAGAAGTAGTCGTTTTGTTAATACCGCTAAGAACTAGAACGTCGCCACGCTTTAAAGAATACGAGCTTTTAAGCTCCTTTTTTGAAACAATGGGCGTTAATGATGTACTTTGAGAAAGAATATCTTCAAGTATTAAGTGTAAGTCAAAATCAATATGATCAGATAAAATGATAGGCTTTAAATTTATCTTTAAACCAATGTCTTTATATTCGTAACTATCGGTTTTTTGATAATTTACGTTTGATATATCAGTTTTTGAAACTAGGTAAGGGATATTTTGAACGGAACTAAAATAAACTTCGGTGTGATTTTTTGCCGTCAATACTGGCGATGAAATAATTTTTGTAATGCCGTTTGTATCAAGAAAATTTAATATGCCAAAAAAAGCACGATCATCGTTTTTAATAATATTTGAATTAGAAATATAAGGGGAAGTAATCAGATTAATATAATAAGCTAAATCGCCGTGATTAAGTGGCTTAAGTAAGCCTTTTAAATTTGTGCCTAAATCTTTAATGTCTTTTAAATTTGTTTCAGTGATAGTCAGCTTAAAAGTTACTTGCTCCAGGCTCTTATCAATCTTTGAAATGGCTTCTTTAATCTGATCAAATATATAGTCATCAGCTCTAAAGAAAACCGAATTAGAAGACGTCGAGTAAGTAGCATTTAAATCAAACTGGCTAAGAATTTTATTTACATCATCGTAAACATAATTCTTTAGCTCGATACGCCTAAGATCATAATCAGGCAATTTTTGAGAGCTTACGTAATAGAAATTATCCTTTTTATAAAGATATAAATTCTTAGCTTCAAGCATTTTTCTAAACATTGCAATCGTGATCTTAACTTCGTCTTCATAAATGAAATAATATTCGCCCTGATGTATGCTTTCATCGGTTACAATGGCTATATTATTAGCCTTACTTGTAAGACGTGCGAAATCTAAAAGATCAGTATAAATTTCGGCAGCAAACAAGCTATTTAAAAACAGCAGCGGAAGAATTAGGAACTTGATTAAACTTTTCATCGGAAACACCTTTGTTATTTTTTGAAATTAAATTTTGAAAAACTGGCTTGTCAAATACATAGTAATATTTGACAAGCTCGTGAGATTTTGGCTCATAATAGAAATATAATGGCGTATACATTGAAGATATGTAGCTAAGTAATGATAATGGATATAAATGGTAATCCTCGTCAAAATGGCAAGATGAATTAACGCAAGTAATGTTATATATATAAATTTCTGGTATATCGGAACTATTTTTAATGTTATGTTTTGAAGTGTCTTTGAATATATCTGGAAAATCTGAAATACTATTTTTTTGAGAATTTGAAAAAGAAGTTTTATTTTGATTTGATAAATTGTTTTCAGCTGAAGTGTCAGGCTTAAAAATAGACATAACAACAAAATAAAAATAAATAAAAAGAAATATTAAAACAAAAATAGCTAGTAAAAAATAAAATCTTACAAATGATTTCTTATTTGACGTTTGTCCAGAGTGATATAAATTAAATACTTCATCAAGATATGGAATATTAATAACTTCAAGCCTATCTTTTTTATACAATCTAAAAGAAGCAAAGACTTCATAACGAAATTTCTTTGAAAATAATCTTTTTGCACTATCGGCAGCTTTATAAAATTTTTCTGCTATACGTTTATATTCATTATTTACTAGGGTTAAATCTTGGGTAATTAAATAGATATCCTGGTATAAATGGCGATGATATGTAAGCCACCAAACTAAAATTTCGTCTTTTTTGTCTTTAAAGAAGTTATGACACTCATCAAGGACAAACACACAACCATATAAATTTAAATCTTTGGCTTTATCATTAACTTCGTTATCGGTCGCACCAGTCTTATATAAAGCGTATAAATTTCTTAAACCTAAATAGAACTCATCAAAATCGAACTTTTTAAATTTATCTAATAATTCAAACTTGAACTCGTTTATATTTGTGTAACAAAATGAATAATTAGGCTTTTCTTTAGGCTTAACAAATTTAGATAAAAATGTTTTCTTTGGCTCAAATAAAAAGATCTGGTAAATCATATATACTGCGTAATATGTTTTACCACTTCCAGGATTGCCAACTAAATAAGTAATCATTTTTAAAGCTTTGCCAAAATAAATGTAACAAGAGTTTCACGAACAAATCTAAAAACAGTAATGCCAATTTTTGTCGCATAAATTACAAAGAAAGAAAGAAAAATAGGAGAAAATATAGAAAAAACATCACAAAAGGCATTCCAAGCACCAAGAGATTTTAAAATAGAAAAAGCAGTCGTAACGATCTTTTCATTGCCTACTGAAAGATTATTAACATAATCAATAATATAGTTAAATTTAGAATAGATGAAATTAATAATATAAATAACAGCAGCGGCATAAGATAAAACAAGAGCACCTAAAATTACGTTAATAACAACCATTTTAGAAAATGTAACTGCTTTAAAAACAAAATTAATAGCATTTTCCCATTTAAAAAAGCGAAAGAATAAAACAATAGTAGCTATAATTGCTTGCATATCTTACCACCCCATAAAAGTAAAAATAAATAGCTTGGCTATTAAAAATAAAAACAACAAAAAGAAAGCTACAAAGAAAAAGACATAAAGAGAAGAAGCAATCGGCGAAAGAATACTACAAAAATCAAAGACAACTTTTTTACTGAAAAAAAACATATCTATATCAAAATTTAAAGGGCAAGTATTAGGAATACCGCCTTTTTTTAGACTCATTAAATTGCCGTTTTTGATTTTTGAAATAGTATCATTTAAACTTTTTTTAATACCATCAATAGGCTCAAAAAGATTATTAATATTTTCCTTATACGTATTTGCGAGATCAGCGGTTCTTTCTTCAAGCTCGCCATAATCTATATTGCCAGGTGTAGCGTTTTCAGAATTGCCATTGTTTCCTTGTCCGCCACCTTGTCCGTTATTTCCTTGATTATTGCCGCCGCTTGAACCGCCACCAGTACCGCC